TGGCCCATCTATATCACAAGGTTCGGCAAATTGGGCTGCTGGCGCATCTGATGTTCGTCAAAAGAAAAACTTTGAGCCATCTCAAGGTCTTGCAGAAGTATTGCAAATTGAACCCGTTAAATTTCACTTTAACTGGGAAGACGATAACAGCCCTAAAAAACTTGGGTTTAAAGCGCAAAATTTATTGCCGCTAATTCCCGAAATGGTGGTTGAGAAAGACGAAAAAGCTGAAGACGGGACGCCTTATTTAACAATTACTCCAGACTTTATGTTGCCTGTACTTGTTAAAGCCATCCAAGAGCAGCAAGCCCTAATCATCCAACTACAAGCTGACGTAGCAGCATTGAAAGGCGCAGCATGACATCAACGATAAATGCCTCAAGCACAGGCAGCGGCGGCATAGTCCAGACGGCAGACGCCAGCGGCATTCTGCAACTCCAGACCAATGGTACGGCGGCAGTCACCATTGATGCTTCACAGAATATGGGGCTAGGAACGACTTCGCCGGGTTCCGCAAGACTGGCTATAGATACCACTGCTGGCATTATTACTGGTTTTAACAGTACAAATGCTAATGGTGGATATATAACCGTAGCAACTAGCGGAACTGTAATTGCTGATTTAGGTACTGCAACAAACTGTTTTGGTTCTGGTGGAAACGATACTTTTGCAATCAATGGTCGTGGTGCAAGGTCTTTGTTATTTGGCACTAATAACGCAGAGCGTATGCGTATCGACTCCAGTGGTGATGTAAGCATTGGCTCAACAGGTGGCGGCGCACGATTGAGACTTAACGGTATTGGTACAACAAGTGCAACTTACGCAACACTTACATATAACTCTTCCAATGTCGCTTTGTTATCTGTTAGAAATGATGGTGCTATTTTTACGGGAACATCAACTTCAGGATTAGCCGCTTGCCCGTATAACAATACAACAGCCGCCGCCGCAAACATGACAGTTGGTACTAGTGGAGATTTACAGCGTTCGACATCATCTTTGAAATACAAAACAGATGTCCAAGATGCAACACATGGTCTTGTTGATGCGCTGAAATTAAGAGCAGTCACATACAAAGGCAAGAACGACGGCGAGACTATTTTTGGTGGTTTGATTGCTGAAGAAGTACATGAAGCTGGTCTTACTGAGTTTGTGCAATACGCAGAAGACGGCTCCCCTGACGCTTTGGCTTACGGGAATATGGTTTCTTTGTGCATTAAAGCAATCCAAGAACAGCAAGCCCTAATCACCCAACTGCAAACTGACGTAGCAGCACTGAAAGCAGGAGCCTAAACCATGACCCTCATATTAAACGGCACTGACAACAGCGCCACAACCCCAGCGGTGACTGGTACGGACACTGATACTGGTGTCTACTACCCTGCCGCCAATCAGGTGGCTATTGCCACTTCTGGCACGCAGGCAATGCTTGCCAACGCTTCGCAGGGTGTGCAGTTTGCCAATGCAATTGGTGTCGGGGCGACTACGCCCTCAACTTCTGGTGCGGGCATCACCTTCCCCGCAACTCAATCAGCATCATCAAATGCAAACACATTGGATGATTATGAGGAGGGTACTTTTACTCCAACTGATGCAAGCGGTGCGGGATTGACGTTTGGTGGAATAACTAGCGCAAGATATACAAAAATTGGAAACAAAGTGTTTATTGATATAGAGGTTAATTATCCATCTACCGCAAGCGTTCTAACGGCCTCTATTGGTGGTTTGCCATTTCCAGCCCTAGGTGATGCAAATTACTCAACGGGGTCTTGCATGAACGACGTAAACCAGAACATTTGGCCTTTTATTATTCCTTCAGCAGTCAGCATGACATTTTACAGGCAGGGTGCGGGTTCTTATGCCCAACTTGCCAATTCAGCATTTTCTAATGGTACGCCATATATTTCTATGGCATATACAACCGCTTAACCACGAAGTTCATTAGCCTGACTGGATTGGTCAGGCTGGACACAACGCCAACTTTAAGGAGAAACCCAAATGGCAATCACGAAAGAAAAAGTAATCGACCAAATCACCGTGACTGAGAACGGTATCGTTCTCTATCGTGAGGCAACTCGCATCATGGAAGACGGCAATCAACTGAGCCAAACCTACCACCGCACAAGCCTGACACCAGCACAAGACCTCACGGGTCTTCCTGCTAACGTCGTGGCAATCTGCAACGTGGCATGGACACCTGAAGTCATTGCGGCTTATCAGGCTCAAGTGGCAAAGAATGCGCTCCCAAAGGCATAATAAAAAAGGGCGAACCGCTGGCCCATAACAGCGGAAATTTTGAAGGAAATGGCAATGAACGACAAACTGACTCTCTCTACTCAATTGGTCAACCAAATTCTTGGTTACTTGGGTTCACGCCCATACCAAGAGACCTTCCAACTGATTGAAGCCTTGCAAAAAGAGGCTCAAGCCAGCATGGCAGAGCAACCAAAAGCGGAGTAAATGAATGGAAGCGGTTCACGAATTAGCCACCGAAACAGACAAGCGCCTAAGCGTCCATGAGGCGATATGCGCCCAGCGGTACGAAAACATTCAGGGCCGCTTCGACGAAGGCTCCAAGCGCATGACCAAGATTGAGTACCTCCTGTATGTAGTCATCTTGGCTGTGTTGCTTGGCCCCGGTGTTGCCGCCGAGATGGTTAAAAAGGTGTTCGGATTATGAGCGAAGAGAAAATACAAAGTATGGAAGCCAAAGGTCAACTTATTGAGAAGATTACGTTTGCTCTTCTCCCTCTATTATTTTCTTGCGTCGTCTATTTAATGAGCGCCTTGTCAAACTTGGCGCATGAGGTCACCATCCTCAACAGCAAAATTTCGCTCGTTGTCACATCGGACAACAAGCAGGCGTCAAACACTGGAGCCGAACTGGCCCGTGAAAAACTGCGCCAAGACCTTGAAAAAGAGATTCAACGCAACCGCGACCAGATTGCTGAGAACCGAATGCATATTGCCATCTTGGAAGAGAAGGTTCCAGTGAACAAATCACTCAAAACTGTAACTGGAAGGGACTGACATGATTCCAATTGTTGCATCACTCCTTGGTACATTGGCTCAGAATGGTCTGGGCCTTTTGTCTTCTGCAATCCAAGCAAAGGGCAAAGAAGTCGTCGAGAACGCTCTGGGCGTGAAGATTTCCGACAACCCAAGCCCCGAAGAAATTGGCAAACTGCGTCAGTTGCAGTATGACCACGAAGAGCGCCTGCTTGAGTTAGGCATTGAAAAGGCTCGTGTTGAGCAAGAAGAACTAAAAATCTTGTTGGAGGCACAAGCGAATCAAGAAGACAACATCAGTGACCGCTGGAAGGCTGATATGTCTTCCGACTCTTGGCTGTCCAAGAACATTCGTCCAATGGCCCTGATTGCCATTTTTGTGGCGTTCTTTTTGTTCACCATGATGTCCGCGTTCGGGTATAACGCACAAGAAAGCTATGTAAATTTGCTGGGCCAGTGGGGCCAAATAATCTTTCTCGCGTATTTTGGCGGTCGAACAGTAGAGAAGCTGGCGGACATGAGGAGCAAAAAATGAGCCTTAGCCAAGACCAAGCGGCATTCCTGCTGGATGCCTGCAAGCTGATTCAATACGCCACAGAACAGGGTTTTATGGTCACTGGCGGGGAGTTGGCCCGTACACCTGAGCAACAGGCCATCTACGTCAACACGGGACGCTCCAAGACCCTCAACTCCATCCACCTCAAGCGATGCGCCATCGACTTGAACTTCTTCAAGGATGGGCAGATAATCTGGGATAAGGGCATCCTCGCGCCGCTGGGCGCTTTCTGGGAGTCTCTACACCCTAAAAACCGCTGGGGTGGCAACTTTAAATCTTTGGTGGATTGTCCACATTTTGAACGAAACGTGGGGTAAATATGGCAACCGCATCGGTAATGACTTACGACTCTTTGGTCGAAAACATTCAGTCTTACCTTGACCGTACTGATGACGACACGCTTGCCAAAATACCCCTGTTCATTATGCTGGCAGAGCAAATCATCGCCAGCCAAATCAAGTTCCTTGGCAACCTGACGGTTCAGACTTCCACAATGGTGGCGGGCCAACCCATCATCGACAAGCCTGCCCGCTGGCACAAAACGGTGTCTTTTAACGTCACCGTAGACGGTCAGAAACAACCTGTACTGCTTCGCAAGTACGAGTACCTACGCGAGTTCACCCCAGACGCCACAACGACTGGTGCGCCAGCCTACTACGGCGACTACGACTACACCCATTGGCTAGTCGCTCCCTCGCCTGATGTTGCATATGATTTTGAAGTTCTGTACTACGAGAGGCTTCAACCTCTTGATTCCTCCAACCAAACGAATTGGTTCACCATCTACGCTCCACAGGCTTTGCTGTATGGGTGTTTGTTGCAGGCTATGCCGTACATCAAGAACGATGAGCGGATGCCCATGTGGCAACAGAATTACGACCTCATCATTCAGACCCTGAAGTCTGAGGACGTACAGCGCATTGGTGACCGTCAAGCAACTGTATTGGATACTTAATCATGTCGTCATTCAACTCCCCCTTCACAGGCAACGTCATTCAACCGACGGATGTCTCGTATCGCGAGATTTCAATAGCGAACACAACCCTTCAATTGGAGTGGCCCATCAACGGGAGTACAACCAATGATGCCGCCGCTCGTATTATGGAAGTCACCACAACTGGCGTTTCTGAGTTGTGGATGCCCCCTGCAAATCAGGCTTCGGTAGGGCAAGACGCACTGATTCGCAATATTGGCGGTGAAGACTTCACGGTCATGGACTACGCGGGAATTAACACGATTGTGACCGTGTTAGTAGGCGAAGCCCAATATATCTACATCACCGACAACGGGACTGAAGAAGGTGTTTGGGGCATCATTGCTTTTGGCATTGGCTCCTCTGGTCAAGATGCCGCCACCCTTGCTGGGTATGGCTTGATTGCCATCGGGCAAACGCTGAACCAGTCCCAGCCAGTCACAACCTTCTCGTCCAACTACACGGCCCAGTTCTCCGACCTCTCCAACTGCTATGTGTGGACAGGCGGTGCAGGCACTTTGACTTTGCCAACTGCCGCATCCCTTGGTAACTCTTGGTTCATGCTGGTGCGCAACGCTGGTACAGGCTCCTTGACCATCACGGGTACAAGCGGAAACCTCATCAATGGTTCGGTTTCTTTGGTTTTCCAGCCCACCGACTCGGCAATCATTGTTTGTTCTGGCACGACGTTCTACACGGTTGGCTTGGGCAAGAATACGCAGTTTGCGTTCACCCAACTGACCAAAGCTGTAACCACTGGAACCTACACCCTGACCGCCGCAGAGGCGTCAAACGTGGTTCAGAAGTACACGGGAACCCTGTCTGGCAATGTGACCATCATTGTCCCGCCGACGGTGCAGGTGTACTACATCCAGAACGCCACGGTGGGCGGCGCGTCCAACTACACCGTCACCCTAACGACAAACACGGGCGGCTCTAACGCAACGATTGCCTCCAATCAACAAGCTACGCTGATTTGCGATTCGGTGAATTTGGTGAACGCCAACACGGTGCTGGCGGGTTCCTCGTCCATCGGTTTGATTGACGGCACGGTGTCCTCGCCTGCTTTGTACTACGGCTCCGAGCCAACGACGGGCTTGTATCGCGCCGCCTCTGGAGAATTTAATACCTCCATCTTGGGCGTTTTGCGCTCGACGCTTTCAGCGACTGGGTTGGCAATTGTTGGAACAGGAAACTTTACGGGTGGCATTTCTGGCGGAGCCTTCTGATGGTGAAGAAGGTCTTTACCATCGACACGTTGCCGGGAGTCCAACGGGACGGCACGATATTCGATATGAACTTCTACACCGACGCACTTTGGGTTCGGTTCCAACGTGGTCGCCCTCGCAAGATTGGCGGCTACCGCGCCATCACCAGTGAGGCTCAAGGGTACTCACGCGGCCTGTACGTCAATTCGGTAGACGGCAACAACCAAGTCTTCAATGGGTTCAATGATGGACTCGAAGTTGTCAATATGGACAACAACGGCATCGGCGCTGGCATCCAACAAATACATTTTGGCGCTCCAATTCTCACGCTAGGGACAATAACCCCCGGCGCTGGGTACACCAATGGAACCTACACAGGCGTTGCCTTAACTGGCGGCACTGGCTCTGGCGCAATTGCTACCGTTGTGGTGGCGGGCAACATCGTCATCACCGTCACAATAACTAACGGTGGAGACTACTACAACGCAGGAGAGTCTTTGACCGCCCCTGCCGCCTCCATTGGCGGAACTGGCGCTGGATTTTCTGTGTTGATTGCAACCGTTACAGGCTCTTTCACCCCAAGCGATTTAAACCTGTGGCAGTTTGACTCCATGTTTGATTCGCAGGGTTCGGGCAATCAATTGCTGTTGGCGCACCCCGGTCAGAACTTGGCCCAGATTGACGCCATCGTCAACACCCCCGTGTTTGCTGGAGACATCAGCGGAACCAATATGTCGCCATTGGCGGACACCGCTGGCTCGACCCCGACGGGTGACCTCATTGAAGTCTCTGGCGGCGTGGTGGTACTTCACCCCTATGTCTTCGTCTATGGCGACAACGGCCTCATCAAGAACTGCGTAGCAGGTAATCCCTACGATTGGAATGGCCCAGACTCCAACGAGACCAACGTGTCCTCCACAAAGATTGTCAAAGGATTACCAGTACGCGGCGGCTCCAACTCGCCTTCTGGCCTGTTTTGGTCGTTGGACTCATTGATTCGCGTCAGCTACACACCCACCACAGTGACGGTTGGCGGCACTCCTCAGACCTTCTACTGGCGCTATGACCTCATCACAAGCCAGTCCTCCATCATGTCAAGCCAGTGCATCATTGAGTACGACGGCATTTACTACTGGATTGGGGTTGACCGCTTCCTGCTGTACAACGGTGTGGTCAAGGAAATCAAGAACACGTTCAATCAGAACTACTTCTTTGACAATCTGAACTACAACCAGCGCCAGAAGGTCTACGCCAACAAGGTTCCCCGCTTTGGCGAAATCTGGTGGTTTTTCCCCTCTGGAGACAGCGAGGAGTGCAACGATTGCATCATCTACAACATTCGCGAAGACTGCTGGTATGACGCTGGCGGCGCTTTGGGAGCCTATCGTACCGCTGGGTACTTCTCGCAAGTGTTCCATTACCCCATCAACGCTGGCGCAACTCTCAGCACTCAGGACATCTTGTTCTCTGCCTCGATTGCAACAACCAACGGTAGCGCGGTGGTGACCATGTCCCCCGTCAACACGGTGGCCTTTGGGCAGTTGGTTGTGGCTACTGGAATCCCCGACAATACAACAGTTTCTTTGCTTTCAAGCAACTCGGCCTCAACCACGGCTACGGGGACTTCTGGTGCAAGCACAATCATTGTGGCAAGCGCCACGGGAATTCTTCGCAATCAATTGGTGACTGGTACAGGAATCGGTACAGGCGCAACCGTGGTGAGCATCGTGGGTACGACGGTCACCCTGTCGGCGGTCAACAGCGGTGCGGTATCGGGAGCCATTGGGTTCTCTGGGTTCAATGTAACCCTCACTTCTGCGGCTACGGCGACCGCCATTGTGCTGGCTGACTTTGAGTCGGTTGCTGGGCGAGTGACTTTGTGGCAACACGAAATTGGGACTGACGAGGTTATCTTTGAAACCTCCAACGCCATTGATAGCTATTTTGAGACCAGCGATTTGGGCTTTGTGGCTGGCGGGCCTGCGCAGACTGCGCCCATTGGCGATAACTTTTGGGTTAACTTGGAGCGCGTGGAGCCTGACTTCATTCAGCAGGGGCCAATGACATTCCAAGTGACTGGTCGGCCTTATGCCCAGTCTGCGGACGTTGCTTCGCAAGAGTACCCGTTTGACCCTGACACGGGCAAGATTGATATGCGCCAGCAACGGCGCGAGATTCGTTTGCGTTTCAGAAGCAACGTGAGCGGTGGCGACTACCAAATGGGCAAGGTTCTGTTGAGCGTCACGCTAGGCGACGTCAGACCTTACGGAACCTAACATGGCTCTTGCAGTCGTATACGACCCCCGTTATCACACATGGAACTCGTGGACGAGTCTCATGGTGGAGGCGTATGCGGCGCAACAGCTATCAATGAATACTCCCGAAGAGGAGTGGAAGCAGTGGGCGGCAGGTTTAAAGGCTATCGACGTTTTCACAAATGAAGGTATCCCCGGCCCCTATATATATGAGAACTGGCAAGACTGGGCATCAGCACTAGTCGGAGCAGTCAATCAACCTACACAGGAAACGGCAACATGAACTTCATTGAAATCTTTAACTATGTGGCAAAGGTGGCGCGTCCTGCGCATACCAAGCCAAGCATCGCCACGTCGCTTGACGACAAATTCGAGGACATTGGTTTGGACAGCCTTGACGGGCTGGTCATGCTGATGTACTTTGATGACCTCTATGGAATCGCTGACGAGGACAGCAAGGAGTGGTCTCCCAAGACCGTTCAGGAACTGCACGACCTCGTGATGGGAAGCAAGACCAAAGAGCCAGCCTCTATGGAAGAAGTCAAAGAGGTGTGCAAATGATTTACCTCACGCACTACCGCACAGCCTCCACCACCAACGTGGAGTTGCTGGATGACATCGTCTTCCCCCAGAAGGTCAATTGGTTCCCTGATACCTACAACCGAGCCAAGTCGGGGCTGGTCTACGTTCCCCACAAGTTGGCGGAGAAGGTACTTGACCCTGAGTTGCTGACCTACCTGCGCGAGAACCCTATAGGGAAAACAGCCTTCATCCTTGCGGGTGGCAACGCCCACTTTGCTGGATTGAATCAGCGCCCCTACAACTCTCGTCTGAGTTACAACTACAGGTTCTTGCCGTTCACGCTAACGCAGGTCTACGCGGGCCGCGTTGCCCAGTCCTTTGGTGACATGGACATGGTGACGACCGATTCCTCGGCCTGTGCTTCCAGTCTCAAGGTGATGATGGACGTGCAAAACCTTATCCAGTTCTACCACTTTGACCGCGTCATTGTCCTGACGGTCGAGGATGGTGTCTCCAACGCGGTGTTGGAGTTCTTTGGCGAAGCCAAGGCGGTACTCACCCAAAAGCAGGAAGAGACGGGCATCAAGCCATCCGCTTTTGATTCGACCAACTTTGGCTTTCGAGTCGGTCAGGGCGCGGCCTTGGCGGTTTTTGAATCCCGCGAGGCGGTTGCCAGTCAGCATCTCAAGCCTCACGCCCGCCTAGTAGGGGCGTACAGCGCCTCAGAACGCTCCACAAACGCAATTGGGCAATGTGAGGACGGCGAGGGCTTCAAGAAGGCTATGGAGGGCGCTATGCACTTTGCCAACGTCAACCCAGATGAAATTAAAATCGTCAAGACCCACGGCACTGGTACAGCTTCCAACAACTTGGCTGAAAAAACGGCGCTGGGCAATACACTAAAAGCGTTTGTGGCTACTTCGTACAAGCAGAAGATTGGTCACACGATGGGTAGCAGTGGACTGCTTGAAACACTTTTATTGTTGGATGACATGAAGGCGGGCTTTATTCCAGCAATTGAAAACCGAACTGAAACCGACTCGGTATTCCTTTCGGAATCGACAAGCCCACCGAGTGGCTTGATAATGAGTCTGGCGGCTGGGATGGGCAACATCTACTCCGCCGCAATTTTTAAGGGGATGTGATGCTGGTAGATAGCAAACAGAAAAAATTGGGTGAACAGGCAATCTTAATGATTGCGGCTCAGGAGACCAAGTCTCCCCATCCCGCTTCCACGGTTTACGCGGCAATCATCAAAGAGATGAATATGCCCGGCACAACCACCGTGCGTGAGGGCAATACTCTTTTCGTCGTCCATAACGCCGAGGGTCGGACTGGTGTTTTCCGCGCTTTAAACGCAGACACCGCCCGTAATTACTTGGAGAGTTCTTACGCTTTCATTCAAGCCGCATACAAAATGGGTTTTGATGTTCTGGTGTCTGACTTCCAAGACCCAACGATTATGAACATTTTCAAAGCAATCTCGCGCAACCCGCCCCAAGAGGATATGGGTTATCGCGCTGAGAAGACCAAGAACGGCTTTCGCGTTACGGTCAAACTAGGCCCGAAGCGGGCTGAAAGGGATTAGACATGAGCGCAGTAGTAAGTTTTGTCGAAGACGTTGTTGGCGCGGTTGTTGACGTTGTTGGCGCTGTTGTTGAGGCTGTTGCAGACGTTGTCACAGCGGTTGCTGATAAAGTTGTTCAAGTTGTTGAGGCTGTAATTGCAGACCCAATCCCAACTCTTTTGGCTATTGGGGGCCAAATGATTGGCATTCCTGCGCCTGTGACGATGGCGGCTATTACTGCGGCACGCGGCGGCGACTTAGAGGACATTGTTCTCTCCGCTGGGGCGGCTTACTTTGCGCCTACTGTTGGAAGTTCGCTTACCTCTACGTTTTCAAACACTTTAATTGAGGCGGGCATTAACGAAACGGTGTCTGATGTTATTGGCTCTTCTGTTAGCAAGGGCTTGGTAAATGGCACTGTTGCCGAAATTAAAGGCGGCAATTTTGAAGATGGATTTTCTGGCGGTTTTGTTGGTGGCATGGTGGGTGGAGGCGTTAGAGAGGTTGGAGATTACGTCAAGCCTGATGTGATTGCATTAGCGCAAGAAAGCGGCCTTGATTTAAAAGATGCAACTTCTCTTTTTAACGCTGGCACACGAGCAATCTCTGCGGGGGTAACTTCTGAAATCACTGGTAAGAATGATTTTGCTACGGCGTTTACCAACAGTGCAATTGGCTCCTCTGTTGATTATGGCGTTGGCTCTTTGAACAATACGATTGACAAGCAATTCAAAGATGTAGCTTCCAACTGGAATGAAAAAGACAAAGAAAGCGACCCCGTTGATGTTGCCATCACTGGCGCAGGCATTCCCAATGACTTGGTGACCGAGGTTAAGGTTTCCGATATTGGGACTGACAACCAACCTGTAGACGCATCTTCTAAAATAATAGCCGAGCCAGTGCAAACTGCTGATGTTGCGCAAATTATTTCTGACTCGGCATACAAGCAACCAGACAACTCGGACTCGGATGTTAGTTTGTCTGAGGCTCCTAAAGCAGAAGAGGTTTCCAGCTTTTCTGACTTGATTGACTTGAACAATCCCAAGACTGAAGAAACTAACCTTGGTCAAGAAATTCCAGAGGACTTGGCTGAAGTTGGCTCTGAGCAAAAAATTGATGAAGCGCCTGATTTGACGCCAAAGGGCGGTTTGGCGGCTGTGTCTGACTCGCTTGACTTGTCTAAGATTGGCGAAGAGCCTGTTGCAACTTCCGCAGTACCAGTTATTTCTGAAGCACCATTGGGTCAAAGTTTGACGGCTACTGGACTTGCCCCAGAAACCCCGCAAGGTGGTTTGAATGCGGTGGCTGGCAAAACGCCAGAAGAGAAGATGGCTGAGGCACAAGGCTTAAAAGCGACTGACATTACCAAGCCTTTGGTTGCTTCGGCGGGCAATATTTTGAAATCCACCTTAATGCAGAAAAAACCTGCGGCCCGCCCTCAGCGGCCTGTAGGTGGACTGCAAGCGGCAAAGCCAGCGGCTCGTCCAGTAAACAGACCGCCTCCGCAAAAAATGGATGTGGCTCAACTAATTCCAATTCAGAAGGCTACCGCATTGCCTTCAGTGAAGAAGCCCGTCAATGCGCCAGCGCAACGGTTGGACAGCACTGCAAAATTGACGCCCATACAAAACATTGCAGGCTTAACCTCAACGGTGAAAAAGACAGGATAAGACATGGCTATTCTAAAAAAGCGCACATCAAGCAGACGGCTTCCTGAAGCAAGGGGGATTGACCGCGCACCGCTGAGTAGCGTCATTAGCGGCGGGAATGCTCCCTCTATCTACGACACGTCTAATCGCCCGACCCCGACTGGTTCGAGGCCAGCGATTACTACGCCTGCGATTACCACGCTTGCGACTACTAAGCCTGCAATTACCACTCCCGCGACTGGTGCGCCAAAACAGACTTTGACATCTACGACTGGCACTAAGCCTAGCATCACTACCAGCACAACTAAGCCAGCTGTTACGACCAAGCCCTCAATTTCGACTGGCACGACCAAGCCAATCACAAGCATCACTACGCCTACGCCTGCAACAAAGCCTGCGATTAAGCCAAATACTACAAAGCCAAGCGCAACCACAAACGCAATCACAAACGCGCTCACTGGTGCGGCGCTTGGTGCTGGCACAAAGTTAATCATTGACAAGCTGACTGGAAAGCCTGTTGTCACTCCTCCAATTAGAGATGACTCAAAAAACGTCAAATCCGCCGCTCAAATTGCCGCAGAAAAAAAAGCGGCGGCGTTAAATGCCCCAAATAAAAAGCCAGACCCAAAGGCTCCAGTAACAAGCGTTGTAACTCCCCCAGTTACAAACCCCGCTACTGGCTTGCCGTCTGGCACTGGTTTTGGAAAAGAAGATGAAGAATTTACAACCGACTCATTAGGCAATGTCTACAAAACCATGCCCGATGGAACATCTGTACTTTATCGCGCCGCAGAAGTTCCAGATGAATTTATGACCGACTCATTGGGTAATGTTTATAAAACAATGCCCGATGGTTCTTATGAGTTGTATAAAGCCGCAGAAACCACAACCGCCCCGCTTGAGGGTGACCAAGTTGCGGCAGTAACGCCAGAGGCTCCTTTTGAGCCTGAATATTTCCAAGACTCCTTGGGCAATATTTACATCTCCACTGCCGATGGTGGATATGACTTGTATCGTGCGGCTGAAGTTGCCGAGGACGTTACCGAGGACGTTACCGAGGACGTTGCGCCAGAAACTTGGACTGACCCAGATACTGGGGCTTTGTGGACTCAGAGTGCGGACGGCTCTTGGAATACTGATTACGTTGAGCCTTACGCCCCCGTCGTAACCGATGAGGAAGAAGTCCCAGTTGCAACCGATGAGGAAGACCTAGTTGTAACCGATGAGGAGCCGTTGCCAGAAGAAAGGGCTGGCGGCTTAATTACTATGATGAAGAATGGTGGGGGTATGCATATGGCTACGGGTGGTTCTTTGCCTGAAGGCGCTGTTGACAACGGTGATGAAACATACACCATTGGCAATTTTACTTACGACATGAATACGGATAATTACCTGTACTCAACTGACCCCGACACTGGTGAAATTTCATATGTAAATGAGGATGCAGTTTCCTCCCCAACCCCAAAAGATGACTACTACAGTACAGATTCTCTTGGGAACATTTTTAAAAATGGCTCCCTGTATGAAAGTGCGCCAATCACAAATGTTGGTAGTGGAGCAAAGAGTTACAACCAAGGTAACCTGTTGACCAAGGGAATTGATACTGTTAGTAATTTAGGCAGTGGCGCTTTGACGGGCATTAAAAGCGCCCTTGGAACAACCGCAGGCGCGGCTGGCGCTGGTGCTTTGCTTGCCACATTGCTAGGCCAAGATTTCAGCGGTAGTGGCGACCAAAACCAAGGCTTGGATATGTCCAAGGTTGGCGTCATCAACCCTCGCACCACTGACTTTGGTGTTGGCCCAACCAACTTTGTTGGCTACGACCAGTACGGCACTGACGGCGGCGGGTACACGCCAAACGCGGAGTTGCTGAAGAACTTGAACGCTCCGGGGTACAACCCTGTGAACGAGGGTGATTACGGCTACGAGGACGCGCCTGTTCAGAAAAAGGCTTCTGGCGGTTTGTCTGCAATGGCCTCTCCCGTTGCTTCGTACTACACCTTTGGACAGCCTGCCGACATCATGGCGAACTTGGGTATGCGCCCACAGCCTCCCATGAACCCACCAGACATGATGACCCAAGTCGGGCAACAGCAACCCGCCCAACAGGCTCAACAGCAGGGCTTGCCACAGCAGGCTCCTCCGATGGCCCAACAGCAGATGTCGCCTACGATGCCACAGCAGGGTATCCCGCAAAACGGCATGATGCCCCAACAACAAGGTATGCCTCCCCCGATGCGTAGCGGTGGCCTGCCCCACGTTTCTAATGTGCCGCTAGTTGAAGGTCGCATGGATTTTCGCAATGGCTCCGCCGTTCATGGCGAAGGTGATGGACAGTCGGATGACATCCCAGCTATGCTTGCAGATGGCGAGTATGTGATTGACGCCGAGACCGTAGCCCAGATTGGCAACGGTTCAACCAAGGCTGGCGCTCAGGCGTTGGATAGGTTTCGCGAGGGCATCCGCGCTCACAAGCGTTCGGCCCCGCTGAATAAAATTCCACCTAAGACTAAGGCGCTGACCTCGTACCTCAAAGGAGCAAAATAATGGCTGGCTTATTTCAAGGTGACCCGCTACCAGCGATTACCAAGACGACCGAGTCGCAACAGACGGCTCCAGAGTTTTACACGAATTACCTTCAGGACATTGCCAACTTAGGCCAGAACGCTGTCCAACAGGGCGGAATTGCTGGTTTTAGCCCACTGCAACAGCAAGCCTTCCAAATGGCCCCAGACGTGGCCTTTGCTGGCGCTGGCTCCTTGGGCGCGTCTTCCCAGTTGTTGGGCGAGGCTGGCTCCACGACCATGCCTGATGTGGTCGCAGACTACATGAATCCCTACACCTCCAGCGTGGTGGATGAGATGGGCAGGTTGACAAACCGCAATGTCAACGAAAATATACTCCCCAACCTTGGGGCTGGCGCTATCAGTTCTGGTCAATTCGGCTCACGTCGTCAACAGCAAGTCACTGGCAACACTTTGCGCGACATCCAAGCTGACTTGACTGGTAAGCAGATGCAAGCCCTCCAGCAAGGCTATACGCAGGCTGGAACGCAGGCTCAGGCCGACTTACAGCGTGCCTTGCAGGCGGGCCAAGGCTTTACTCAATTGGGCCAAGAGCAACAGCAATTGGGCGTTGCGGGTTTGAAGACCATGTCCGACTACGGCGCTCAACAGCAGAAGCAGGGTCAGGCTTTGCTGGACTATCCAATGGCCCAGACCCAGCAGTTTGCCAAGCTGATGCAGGGCTACCAAATGCCTATGGGTACGACTACGCAGGCAACTGGCTCCGAGGGTTACTCCGCAAGCCCGCTGTCGCAGATTGCTGGCTTAGGTTCTTTGGTTGCCTCGTTGTTCCCGTCCGAGAATCCAAATTTAGACGCTCAAGGCAACTTGATTAAGCAACAGGCAGATGCCGCCGCCGCTGACGCCGAATACAAAAGAAAACTTGCGGCAAAGACGGCAAAAGGCGGGGCAATTCACAAAGCAAACGGCGGCGGTGTTCGCCTTGCGGATGGGGGCATGGCTCCTTCTGGTGCAGAATATCACGATGGCAAGGGTAATTTTTACGATGCCGACGGCTACTTAGTGGAGCAATAACATGGCGCAACCTCAAGGTGGATTAGGCCAAGCCTCCGCTCAAACAAAAACTCCCGCTCCTGCTAGTGGGAAGTTTGACACTGACGCGGTACAGGCCGAAAACCTAGAAAAACAATCGGGTCAGACCAACTTGCAAAAAGTTGCTGGAGACCTTGACGACCAGCGCGAGGCCATGAACAAAGCCTTGTTGCAACTTCGCGCAGGGTTAGACGCCCGCAAGAACAGGATGTTTGACCCCGTCCTGATGCAGACTGCCGCAGGCTTCTTAAAACCCACCAAAACGGGTTCGTTCGGCGAGTCCTTGGGGTATGCCGCAGAGAACGCTGGAATTGCCTCAGAGCGCGAATTGGCTCGTGATGCAGAGACCCAGAAGATGGAAATGGAACTCATGGGCAAGGAGCAGGAGTTCCGCCAGCAATTGGCTGGCGACCAACTTATGGGCAATATTTTTAAGGGCGTTCGTCCTGCTGGGGCCGCATCTCCCGCATCTCCCGCATCTCCCGCGTCTCCCGCAGGGATTTCTTCTGGCTCATCGGTTGCAACGGCGCAAGTGGAAGCTGGTCAAAACACACCCGCCGCCGCCGCGCAGGTACAGGGTGCGGCCTCTGGTCGGTTGCCAGTCACAGAAGAACACGTTGCTTGGGCCAATCGGTATTCGCCCAAAATGGTTCCTGTGCTTGAAAAAATGTTGGCTCGTCAGCAAGAAGACGTAAAGCTGGACATCTCGGAAAGAACTTTGCAAAACCAACTCACGGAAACAGCGCAGAAAACTCGAAAAGTTACGCCTGTTGGATTGCGTACTGAGCGCGAGATTACCAACAAGGAGTATGGCGAATACAGGGATATGCTCAAAAAGACTGGCGGCGACCCATTGAAGATGAATCAGTATTACGCTGGAATGGGATGGTTAGAGCAGGAGCAGGGCCGCGCCCTTTCGGCGGCTGGGAAAAACGCAGGAACAACACCTATTTCCGCCGCAGATTACAGCGCCTTAATTGCAAAAACCGCCAAAGAGTTAGAAACCGACCAAAAAGTTGCGGAGCAGTCTGCTCTTGCGCCGGGTGTAATAAAAGAAGCCAAAGATAAATCATTAATAAAAATAGCAGAAGAAATTGCTATTGCCACTGGAAAAGCCCCGATTGAAGTGCAAAAAGATTTAGACATTGCCAGAGGCAAACTTCCTATTGCGGTTCAGCAAGCTGGGGAAGAGGAAACAGCCAAAGAAAGGTCTAAAGAGTCTTCGGCTAAGGCTACCAAGATGGCAAATGCGGCTGACGTTGCGTTTAGCAATACAAACACCGCAAAGGACATGATTGCCTACGCAAAGAACAATCCAAAGATATTGGCGGCTATGAACAAGCCGGGCGTTTTGGGCGCTATTACACGGGCGGCTCAGGAGGGAATTTCTGTTGGCAACTTTAGCGTAAACATCCCAGCCAAAACTCTTGCGGAGGCAAATCTCACTACTGAAGATTTGGCGGCTCTGCAAATTTTTGCTCAGAAATATGCTGAGTTGCAATCGCGTGGTCGTCAGTTGAATAGGACTCCGGGCGAAGGCTCCACTTCCGACTACGAGACCAAACTGCTTGGCTCTATTTACGCACTGCCGTCTGATAGCCAACGCGCTGTTATTTTGAAGTCTGAGGCTCTTATTCTGCAAAGTGCTTTTGATGAAGAGAGGCACAAACTGTGGACTCAGAAAAGCAAAAAAGCTGGCTACAGTTACAACGATTTTATGGGTGACGAAGACTTTAAAGAACTTAAAAACAACTACCGCACAACGCTTGACCGCGTGCGCGATGAAAACATGGACTTACTGTCCCCAAAGAGAAAGGGTGATACATCTAAGCCAGCTTCTGCGGCTCCCTCCACTCCTGCGGCTCCTGCGGCCCAGCCTCCAGCGGGTGAAACTTATTCCCAAAGGTTGGAGCGCCTCAAAAAAGAAAGTGGGAGTAACTGAGTATGGACGAGAAGAAATTTAGCGCCCTATCTGAAGCCCAGCAAGCCACGGTCATTAAGATTGCCAAGGAGGCGGAGCGCCAAGGCGTCAAGCCCGAATTAGCGATTGCTATTGCTGACGCTGAGACTGGCGGGAAGTTTTCCCACTACGGGAAAAATGGCGTTCTTGAGTCTCCCGCTGGCGCTAGGGGTCTCATGCAAATGATGCCCGATACGGTAAACCTGTACAACAAAAAATTCAACCTTGACATTGACCCAAATGATGAAGACAGCAACATCAAGGGCGGCGTATTTATTCTCAAGGACTTGTTGACGCAGTACAAAAGCCCGCGAAACGCTGTGGCCCTGTACAACGCCAGCCCCAAGGCCGTTGCGAATTTTATGAAGACATATGGCACAGACCCAGACGCGGCAATCATGTCTTTGCCAGAAGAGACCCGCAATTATTCTTTGCGCATTTCCAAAAACTTTAACCTTGATGACGACAAAGAAACTGGCTTAATTGAACCAGTTAAAGAAAATCGTTTTCAGGGGTATGAATCTGAGGCGTCAAAGCTAAGAACAGAGGACGAGGCTAGGGCGGCAGAAGAAAGGCGCAAGCCTCCCGCGCCCAAGACCATGCTTGAAAGGGCTAGTGACACCGCCAACGAGATTAGCCCCGTAGGCGCAGGCGTTCTTGGCGCGGCGGCAAACTTGTTTGCTCCAATGCTCACCGAAGAGCCAAAAGTCTCCCCAAGGGTTGACACTGGTAAGGCAACCGAAGCAAACGCATTAGCGCAAGATAGGCTGGATTTGGCCCGTCAAAATTTGCGACGGGAGAGCGTTCCGGGGCTGGATGACGCCTACAGGGAAAGCCAAGCGCAACTTGAGAACTTAAAGAATGAGCAAAGGCTTGCTCAAGAGCGATTGAGGTCATTGCCTAGAAGTGCGCCTACGATAGAGGCTCCTGAAATTTCTTTGCCCGCTCAAGATTCTGGTCGTGCGGGTCGAGCCAGCGGCCCCAAAGTTGAAGGCGACTCTGGCGTTAGGAACTGGACAATTGCAGAGGCTGGTCAGCAGCATCAAATGCCAGAGGCTGTGCTGAACATGGTCACCGACAAGACCAAAGACAGCCCAACTGGCGGCAAGGCTTTGATTGATAAAGACCTGCAAAACATTGAAAAAATCAAACAGCTTGGCGCTGGAGATTATGGGCTGGTCACCACCGAGGGCGGCGTGCAGTTGCAATTGCCTCCTACTACGGTTGCAGAGCGTCAAGCTGACATTGCGCGTCAGAACCAAGCAAACCAGTCTGAAATAGAAAGCAGGGCCGAGCAAGCCCGCATTCAGCAAGAGCGTCAATCTCAGCAATTGGAGATGGAGCGGGCTTATCACGAGGCCGAAATAGAGCGTTTGCGCCAAGCGCGGGCGCAGGCTGGTCAACAGCACAATGTGCTTGCGGGCCAAGTTAGACAAGCGGCCCCCGTGCAACGTGCGCTCACCAAGGCTGAGACCGATGCTGAAATTGCTCGTCGTCGGCTGGCTCGTGCGCAGGAGCAACCCGGCATGGCTGGTCGAGTCCTTGAGCGGGCTGGCGTTGGCTCTTCCAAGATTGGCCCAGTTGGTCGCACCATCACTGGCGGGCTGGCTGGCATGGCTGGCGTAATGAGTCTACAAGAGGCTCTAGAGCGGGCCAAAGCTGGAGACACCAGCGAAGCTGTTTTAAAGGCTATACAGGCGGGTTCGGCTGGTTTGTCGTTGCTACCCCCAGCGGGAAAACGAATGACTAAGGCAAAGGGTCTAGGGGCGCTTGGGATGGTTGGAACCTACGGCTACGACCTTGGTCGGCAGGTGTTTGATAAAAATTTACCACAAGAACCGCAGTAAAAGTTTCGAGGAGCAGTTGCCACTCTCCTTTTAGCCCCCTTAACGGGGGGCTTTTTTTACGCGCTTCCTGCGGTAAACATCAGCAACATCTGGGTCTGTGCGATGCGTTCTTCGGCATCTTTGGCCCCATCATCAAACCCCTGCTCGTAGGCTTCAAGGCAGGCGCTTGCCAGAACTGCTTCTGCGTCGCGCCGACCCTCATCGTGTTGTTTTGCTAGGAACTTGATGAGATTGATGTCCATGATTATTTTGGTCGTTGGGTTTCCAGTGCCTTGGCTACTTCAGGGTTCATGTGGCTCACAATTTCCACGCACCGAGCGTGTTCCTTGCGGGCGTGGGCGACCTCCGCGTAGGCCGCTATTTTGCGTGCAAACTGGATGATGTCAACCTCGTCTGCGTAGATTGCATTGGGCAGCTTCTCGTCGCAGTAGAAATAGATTTGGCGGATTTCTTCTTCACTCAACATTTTTCGCTCCTTACTTGTGTGAGTTTTTCAATTGCCAAAATTGCAGTAGATGCAAGAACATCCCCCAACCACGGTCAAGGTCTTCAAGGCTCCACTCCTTTACCACGACAAGGTCAGGGACGCTACGGGACACAAAGACGTTGGCACAGCGTGCCTTGGGGACGCCTAGACCAACTCGGTAAGCCGAGAGTTGCATGAGGTGTTCGTCGTAGCCATCGACCTTGGTGGGGTCGGTGAACTCCTTGGTCTTGATGTCAGAGACGATGCCTTCTCCAGCCCCAGTAAATAGGTCGCACTTACCGCCAAAACCGAGGTCGTGTGCAAATGACCGCTCAGAGACCCATTGCTGTGGGCCAAAGTGATTGGTGATTGCAAGTTCGCAGGCTTTGACACTCTCTTGGTGTTTGCCTGTGGGGTTATTTTCATAATGTCCTTGGATGGATGCGTGGATGTCAGTCCCCGCGTCAGCCGCCGAACGACCCTGCTCTTTGGAATCGTTGATGATTCGGTCAATGTATTC